TACATACCATACAAAGATATCGTTGGCGTATGGACTGTATGTCACGGACACACCGGAAAAGACATCATTCCCGGTAAAACGTATACCGAAGCAGAATGCAAAGCCCTCCTGAATAAAGACCTTGCCACGGTCGCCAGACAAATTAACCCGTACATCAACGTCGATATACCGGAAACAACGCGCGGCGCTCTTTACTCGTTCGTTTACAACGTGGGCGCTGGCAATTTCAGAACATCGACGCTTCTTCGCAAAATAAACCAGGGCGATATCAAAGGCGCATGTGATCAGCTACGGCGCTGGACATACGCTGGCGGTAAGCAATGGAAAGGGCTGATGACTCGCCGCGAGATTGAGCGTGAAGTCTGTTTGTGGGGGCAACAATGAGCAGGGTAACCGTTATTATCTCCGCTCTGGTTATCTGCATTATCGCCTGCCTGTCATGGGCTGTTAATCATTACCGTGATAACGCCATCGCCTACAAAGAGCAGCGCGATAAAGCCACATCCATCATCGCTGATATGCAGAAGCGGCAACGTGATGTAGCAGAACTTGACGCCAGATACACAAAGGAGCTTGCTGATGCTAATGCGACTATCGAAAGTCTCCGTGCTGATGTTTCTGCTGGGCGTAAGCGCCTGCAAGTCTCCGCCACCTGTGCAAAGTCAACGACCGGAGCCAGCAGCATGGGCGATGGAGAAAGCCCAGGACTTACAGCAGATGCTGAACTCAATTATTACCGTCTCCGAGGTGGAATCGACAAGATAACCGCGCAGGTTAACTACCTGCAGGAGTACATCAGGACGCAATGCCTGAAATAATTTTTTTTGCAAATCACAAAGTCCATTTAATGAGCCTCGCGATGCGGGGCTTTTTGCAATAAATGCGTACCGCAACGCATGTTTTTTACACCGAACCTGCCCCTTTGGAATGGGCCTTTGAGGATACCAGTTAGTGCTGGCGAGCCTCGGTGGGCTGGTTTCCTGTGCGGCAAAGGTTCATTTCAAAGAGTAGGTACACGCTATGAAATCATTAACCCTCTTCAATCAACCAATCCGTATCGGTGAAGATGGCATGATCTGCCTCACTGATATGTGGAAAGCCAGTGGTAAAAGTGAATCTGAATCTCCGTACCACTACCTGCGAAACAAGCAGACCAAAGAGTTCTTGGCTGAGCTGGAGAAAAACCACGAATCTGTGGTTTTTACGGAACGCGGTGCGCACGGTGGAACTTATGGCGGAAAGTTCGTTGCTTATGATTACGCAGCATGGCTAAACCCCGGATTTAAATATGCAGCCTATAAAGTCCTCGATGATTACTTCACCGGAGAGCTTCATCATCGGAACAGCTTAAGTGCGCAGCTCAACATGAAATGTCATGAGTTTGATCAGAAAAAAGACATGGCGAGCTTCTGTGGACAAGGCCTCGCGGCATGGCGCTACACGAAACCTGGTTTGATCGCTGAAATTAACTCCCTGGCTAACCAGTTGCAGATTTCGATCCCCGGGCTTCCGGGATGAGTGATCGTGTCATTGAATGCGCCTCCAGAGCGGGGCGCGACTTCTCAGAGTTCATGAAAGGCGAGAAGGGTATGATGGAAGCATTGGCCTCGGTGGATGAGTTTGGCGAGCAGCTGCGCCTCAACGGCTGTGTCAATCATCACTTTGTTAGCTACATGATGCGGAACTCGATCATGCAGGCATTCATGGACATGGCAAAAGCCGAGAGGAAAGAAGAGCGCCGGCGTAAGCGAGCGGAAGCAAAAGCGAAGTAGCCATTACAAAGCCCATCTACTGGTGGGCTTGATAATGGCTTATACCCTACACGGGATAACTTAACTGATATCCCTTTTAACGGATAAAGGTATTCAAGCCTGACACATCATGCGCTGTATCGTCGCTGTATTCCCGCATTAACCATGACCGTAGCCCGACGGGGAACTCCTTCTGCGCGAGTGTGCGGGAATAATCAAAAACGATGCACACCGGGTTTTTACCGCGCTAATGATTCGCGGGTTTGTCCCTCATGCTCGCCAGTCCTGTGCGGGGGTGGAAGAAACAGGACACTCACACAGATTCTTGTGGGTCGATGCTATTCCTTTCTGGATTATCCCGATGCCATTCATGCAAGGGCTGTATCAGACGTTCGTCATGGCTTTCAGGCTGACGGCTCCTCCCGGTGGGGTGGCCTGCCACGGGGCGGGAGCGTCGCGGAAAAAGGCTAGTTTTTGCATTTTTATCGGCCACCATCATCTTTGCATCTTATTGATTATTAATGGTTATTTGTTTTTTGTATGTCGAATTGAGTGTTTTTTGTTCGACATCGAACGCGTTTTCTTAAAGTTGTTCGCACGATGCATGTTTAAAGCTCTCCGGAGGAAATATGGATCATGAGTTGAAAAACCTGGTGCTGAATATTAATCAACTGGCGGCTTTATCTGGTCTGCACCGCCAGACTGTCGTGGCAAGACTGAAAAACATTCGTCCCGCTGGTGGACATGACAAACTCAAGCTATACCGGTTGACCGATATTCTGACTGAATTTATGGGGTTACCACCGCCGGTTGCTGAGGGCGAAATGGATCCACATGAACGCAAAGCCTGGTATCAGTCTGAACGTGAGCGTCTTAAGTTCGAACAGGAAACGGCACAACTCATTCCGGCCAGTGATGTCAGACGGGAGTTTGCCATCTGGGCAAAAGCGGTCGTGCAGGTGCTGGAGACATTACCGGATATTCTGGAACGTGACTGTGGTCTGCAGCCTGCCGCTGTGAGCCGTGTTCAGTCCATTATTGATGATCTGCGCGATCAGATAGCCCTGCGGGTGACCGAAGCAGGTGCGGATGATGAGGAGGAATTACAGCAGGAGGAGTAATGCTGAATCAGGAAACCGCAAAGGCAGCACGAACCGATTCAGGTTATATCCTTCGCGCACCGAGACGAATGCGGGTTGCTGATGCCGTTGCTCAGTATATGCGGGTGCCCATGGGGGCCGGGAACTCAGTCCCGTGGGATCCGCTGGTGGCACCGTATGTTATTGAGCCGATGAACTGCCTGGCCTCGCGTGAATACGACGCAGTGATATTTGTTGGCCCGGCACGAACCGGCAAGACTATCGGCCTGATTGACGGCTGGGTGATTTACAACGTGATTTGCGATCCTGCGGATATGCTGATCATTCAGATGACGGAGGAAAAAGCCCGCGAACACTCCAAAAAACGACTCGCCAGAACGTTTCGCGTCAGCCCGGAAGTGGTCAGTCGCCTGAGTCCGAACAAAAATGACAACAACGTTTATGACAGAACATTCCTTGCTGGCAACTACCTGAAAATCGGCTGGCCGTCAGTCAATATCATGTCCTCATCAGATTATAAATGCGTGGCGCTGACGGATTATGACCGTTTTCCGGAAGATATTGATGGCGAGGGGGATGCCTTCTCTCTTGCCTCAAAACGTACCACCACATTTATGTCCAGTGGTATGACGCTGGTGGAGAGTTCCCCCGGCAGGGATGTGAAGGATGTGAAATGGCGACGGACTTCACCGCATGAGGCTCCACCAACCACGGGGATACTGTCGCTCTATAACCGTGGCGATCGCCGTCGCTGGTACTGGCCCTGTCCACACTGTGGTGAGTATTTTCAGCCCTGCGGCGATGTGGTTGCTGGTTTCCGTGATATTGCCGATCCCGTGCTGGCAAGTGAGGCGGCTTATATTCAGTGTCCTTCCTGTTCAGGACGGATTATGCCTGAACAAAAACGTGAGCTGAACGGACGTGGGGTCTGGTTGCGGGATGGTGAATCCATCAATGCGGATGGTAGTCGTTATGGTGATCCCCGACGCTCACGTATTGCGTCATTCTGGATGGAGGGTCCGGCAGCTGCTTACCAGACACTCTCGCAACTCGTTTACAAACTGCTTACTGCAGAACAGGAATACGAGACAACCGGAAGTGAAGAAACACTCAAGACGGTTATCAATACCGACTGGGGATTACCTTATCTTCCCCGCGCCAGCATGGAGCAACGAAAAAGTGAACTGCTTGAGCAGCGGGCAGAGCCAGTTCCTTCCAGCAGTGTGCCGGATGGCGTTAATTTCCTTGTGGCGACAGTGGATGTGCAGGCGGGACGTCATCGCCGTTTTGTGGTTCAGGTAACGGGCTATGGCAGCCGTGGCGAACGCTGGATTATTGATCGTTACAACATCACGCAGTCATTGCGCGGTGACAGCGACGGTGAGAGCCAGCGAATTGATCCGGCCAGCTATCCGGAAGACTGGGATGTCCTGCTGACGGATGTTTTTCATAAAAGCTGGCCGCTGGCCTCCGATCCTTCTCAACAAATGCGACTGATGGCAATGGCGGTGGACTCCGGCGGTGAAGACGGGGTCACTGATAATGCCTATAAATTCTGGCGTCGTTGCCGTCGTGATGGCCTTGGTAAACGTATTTACCTGTTTAAGGGCGACAGCATCCGGCGCGCAAAACTGATCACCCGTACATTCCCTGATAACACCGGACGAACGGGCCGACGGGCGCAGGCCGCAGGTGATGTGCCGCTCTGGCTTCTTCAGACGGATGCACTGAAAGACCGGGTGAATAACGCGTTATGGCGTGACTCTCCAGGTCCCGGCTATGTGCATTTCCCTGACTGGCTGGGGAGCTGGTTTTACGACGAACTGACGTATGAAGAGCGGAGTAGTGACGGGAAATGGAGTAAGCCGGGTCGCGGTGCCAACGAAGCTTTTGACCTGATGGTGTATGCCGAGGCTCTGGTCATTCTGCATGGATACGAAAAGATCCGCTGGCCGGATGCACCGGGGTGGGCGAGCCGGGAAACCTGGCTGGAGAGTGTCCCGGACAGTACCGAACCGTCACCCTCACCGGAACCGGTATCCACGCCTGTTAAAAAACAAAAACGGAAGAAAACAGTAACTGACGATGTTAACCCCTGGCTGACTTCCGGAGGATGGTTATGAACCAGAATGATATCGAAGCCATGATTCAGCGTTATACGGAAGCTGAAATGGCGGTGCTGGACGGAAAATCCGTCACCTTTAATGGTCAGCAGATGACCATGGAAAACTTATCTGAGATCCGGCAGGGACGGCAGGAGTGGGAGCGCCGCCTTGCGGCTCTGATTACACGACGACGGGGGCATCCCGGGTACCGGCTGGCGAGGTTCTGATGGCAATTCTTGATGATGTGATTGGCGTTTTTTCACCAGGATGGAAAGCGGCAAGGCTGCGTTCCCGTGCGGTGATCCAGGCTTATGAGGCCGTAAAAACGACGCGGACACACAAAGCCCGGCGGGAAAACCGAACTGCCGACCAGTTAAGCCAGTACGGGGCCGTGTCGTTACGTGAGCAGGCCCGTTACCTTGATAACAACCACGATCTGGTTATTGGTGTATTTGACAAGCTGGAAGAACGGGTGGTGGGGAAAAACGGGATTATTGTCGAGCCACATCCGGTATTACGCAATGGGGCCATTGCCCGTGATCTGGCAGCGGAGATACGCACCCGATGGAGTGAATGGTCTGTCAGTCCGGAAGTCACCGGGCAGTTTACCCGTCCGATGCTGGAACGTCTGATGCTGCGTACCTGGCTGCGCGATGGTGAGGTGTTTGCCCAGATGGTTTCCGGGCGCATAAACAGCCTGACGCCTTCTGCCGGTGTTCATTTCTGGCTGGAGGCGCTCGAGCCAGACTTTATTCCCATGACCAGTGATGAGAGCAACAGGCTGAATCAGGGCGTGTTTGTTGATGACTGGGGGCGTCCCGAAAAATATCTGGTGTATAAAAGCCGTCCCGTATCCGGACGGCAGATGGAAACCAAAGAAGTGGATGCAGAGCGAATGCTGCATCTTAAATTTGTTCGCCGTCTGCACCAGATGCGCGGGACGTCTTTGTTGTCCGGTGTGCTGATCCGCCTCAGTGCCCTGAAAGAGTATGAGGATTCTGAGCTGACTGCAGCAAGGATCGCCGCTGCTCTGGGGATGTACATCCGGAAAGGCGATGGGCAGAGCTATGAACCGGATGGTAATGGCAGCAAGGATAAGGAACGCGAGCTTACCATTCAGCCAGGCATTATTTACGACGATCTGAAACCCGGCGAAGAAATCGGAATGGTGAAGTCGGATCGCCCCAATCCTAACCTTGAAACTTTTCGTAATGGTCAGTTGCGTGCCGTGGCGGCGGGCAGTCGTCTGAATTTTTTCCAGTACAGCGCGCAACTATAACGGCACTTACAGCGCCCAGCGTCAGGAGCTGGTTGAATCCACTGATGGCTACCTGATCCTGCAGGACTGGTTTATTGGTGCCGTCACCCGCCCGATGTATCGTGCCTGGCTGAAACAGGCTGTGGCATCCGGTGTTATCAGGCTACCCCGCGATCTTGACCGTTCTTCACTGTATACCGCGGTGTATTCCGGACCGGTGATGCCGTGGATTGACCCTGTTAAGGAGGCTGAGGCCTGGAAAATTCAGATTCGTGGTGGAGCAGCGACAGAATCAGACTGGGTACGTGCAGGTGGTCGTAATCCGGATGATGTCAAACGTCGGCGCAAGGCCGAAATTGATGAAAACCGCAAGCTGGATCTGGTATTTGATACCGATCCGGCCAGTGATAAAGGAGGCAGCAGTGCCGCAACGAAACGACAGGAGCCGCAGCACACCGACGACCAGTCCGAAGAATAATTCCTGGTTCAGGATGCAGGCTGGTCACCAGAGTGACGCGGATATTTATATTTATGACGAGATTGGTTTCTGGGGTGTTACAGCGAAGCAGTTTATCAGTGATCTGAATGCACTGGGCGATATCACCCACATTAATCTCAATATCAATTCACCGGGTGGCGATGTCTTTGAAGGCATCGCCATTTTTAATGCACTGAAAACACATGGTGCGTCCATTACCGTTTATGTCGACGGTGTGGCGGCGTCAATGGCGTCGGTCATTGCGATGGTGGGAAAACCGGTCATTATGCCGGAAAACTCCTTCATGATGATTCATAAACCATTTGGCTTTACGGGCGGTGATGCGGAGGACATGCGCACCTATGCCGACCTGCTCGATAAAGTTGAGGCGGTTCTGTTACCCGCTTATGCACAGAAAACCGGGAAAACCACCGATGAAATTGCTGCCATGCTGGCGGATGAGACCTGGATGTCCGGTGCCGAATGTCTGGCACACGGATTTGCTGACCAGGTGACACCCGCCGTTGAGGCAATGGCATGTATTCAGTCAAAACGTACAGAGGAATTTAAAAAGATGCCGGAATCCATCCGAAACATGATTACTCCGCCACGCAACAGTGCCCCGCGTGATACCACAGTGACAATCCCTGCACCGGCGGTAACAGAACCATCACCGGTACCGGCAGTGTCTGATGAGGCGACCATTCGCGCCCGCGTTATGGCAGAACAGAAAGCCCGCATGTCAGGCATTAACGATCTGTTTGCCATGTTCGGCGGTCGCTATCAGACGCTTCAGGCACAGTGCGTGGCTGATCCTGACTGTTCGCTGGAAATGGCCCGTGAACGACTGCTGAATGAAATGGGCAAGGAGTCCTCGCCGACCAACAAAAATACACCGGCCCATATTTATGCCGGAAACGGCAATTTTGTGGGGGACGGGATCCGCCAGGCGATGCTGGCCCGTGCCGGATTTGAAAATGTCGAGAAGGATAACGCCTATAACGGGATGACCCTGCGTGAATGGGCTCGCATGTCACTGACGGAGCGCGGTATTGGGGTGGCCAGTTATAACCCCATGCAGATGGTCGGGCTGGCGCTGACGCACAGCACCTCTGATTTTGGCAATATTCTGCTGGATGTGTCGAACAAGGGGCTGATCCAGGGCTGGGAGGAATCAGAAGAAACCTTCCAGAAGTGGACCCGTAAGGGACGCCTGTCAGACTTCAAAACAGCGTATCGCGTGGGGATGGGCGGTTTTGGTTCTCTGCGCCAGGTTCGTGAGGGGGCGGAGTATAAATACATCACCACCTCAGATCGCAAGGAGACCATTGCACTGGCCACTTACGGGGAGATTTTCTCCATCACCCGCCAGGCCATTATCAATGATGATCTGAATATGCTGGTGGACGTGCCGATGAAGATGGGGCGTGCGGCGAAGGCAACGATTGGTGACCTGGTCTACAAGGTGCTGACGGATAACCCGAAACTGTCCGACGGTAAGGCGCTGTTCCATGCCGATCACAAAAATATTGCCACCGGGGGGATCTCCGTTTCCGGACTGGATGCGGCCCGTCAGATGATGCGCCTGCAGAAAGAAGGCGATCGTGCCCTGAATATCCGTCCGGCCTTTATGCTGGTACCGGTGGCACTGGAGACGGTGGCGAACCAGACCATCAAATCGGCCAGTGTGAAAGGGGCGGATGCAAACGCCGGTGTCATTAACCCTATCCAGAACTTTGCTGAGGTGATTGCAGAAGCGCGTCTTGATGCGGCAGACCCGAAAACCTGGTATCTGGCGGCGGCACAGGGCACTGACACCATTGAAGTGGCCTGGCTGGATGGTGTGGACACGCCATACATTGATCAGCAGGAAGGTTTCACCACTGACGGCATTGCCACAAAAATCCGTATTGATGCCGGAGTGGCACCACTTGACTGGCGCGGGCTGGTGCGTTCGTCGGTGGCCTGATAACCGCGTTATCACAATCACTGCCCGAAAGGGCTTTTTTTATGCCTGAAAAACAGCCCCACAGGGGCTGTCCGGAGAAACAGCATTATGGCGAAAAATTTTGTACAGGACGGTACCACCATTGAACTGGTGAATGCCGGAGATCAGACCATCCTGAGCGGTGCTGCGGTGGTGGTCGGCAGTATGGTGGCCGTGGCCATTACCGATATTCCTGCCGGTGAGGCCGGTGACGGTTTTGCCGAAGGCGTGTTCCTGCTGCCCAAACAGTCTGCTGACGACATTCAGTCCGGCGCGGTGGTTTATCTGAAGGACGGGGTTGTGCAGCTGGCTGCAGACGGTGCGGTGGCAGCGGGGGTAGCCTGGGAAAATGCCCCTGCAAACAGCGCCACTGTGGCGGTAAAAATCAATGTCTGATCTGTTTACGCGAATGTGTTGCCGGATGGACGTGGCGACCGTTCGGGTGATGGGCAAACAGGCGGAGATTAACGGCGTCGTGTACGACGTGATGCCGGAGGAAGAGTCCGCGGAGATGGGGGCGCTTTCGGGCAGCCAGTTGTCACTGGTGGTGTTTTCAGCCCGGTACCGTCCGGCCCGTCATGATGTTGTTGTGTTTGCGGGGCGCACACTGACGGTGACCCGTTATGACACGTACAACGGTAAACCCCGGATTTTTGTCGAACAGGAATGAGTATGGCAATAAAAGGTCTGGCGCAGGCCATGAAAAATCTGGATGCAATTGATCGCCGTGCCGTTCCCCGGGCCTCTGCCATGACACTGAACCGAGTGGCGGGGGCCATTATTGCGAAAACGGCCTCTTCAGTTGCCAGGGAGCTGGCCGTTCCCCGTCGTCTTATCCGTGCCCGCATCCGGTTAAGTCCGGCACGACCGGATAAGGTTTACGCAAAGGTTTACATCAATACCGGCAACCTGCCCGCCATCAAACTGGGGGAGGCCCGCGTTCGACTTTCCCGCAGAAAACGGAGAAAGAAAGGACAGCGTGCGGCCCTGAAAGGGGGCGGCAGTGTGCTGATTGTGGGGAAAAGACGGATCCCGGACGCCTTTATCACCCGGCTGGCTAACGGACGCTGGCATGTGATGCAGCGTATGCCGTGGGCATCATCATCCACCGGCGCGGACAGCAAAGGGAGGCCGAAACGCCACCGTCTGCCGATCGAAGTGGTGAAGATTACGACTGCCGGACCGCTGGCAGAAACCTTTGAACGTGAACGGGACCGGATGTACCGGGAAAAATTACCGGCGCAGATGATGAAAGCCATGACGCATCAGTTACGCCTGGTGCTGAAAAGAAAATGACTGGGAGGGTGTATGAAACACCGTGAAATACGGGCGGCAGTTCTGTCTGCCCTGAAAGAAAATATTTCTGAGAGGGTGAGCTGGTTTGACGGTCGCCCGGTTTTTATTGATGAACAGGAACTGCCTGCTGTTGCTGTTTACCTGACAGATGCGTCTGCTGCTGACGAGTTCGTTGATGAGGGAACCTGGGAGGCGACACTGCATATTGAGGTTTTTCTCAGGGCAAAAGAACCGGACTCGGCACTGGATATGTGGATGGAAGAAAAAATTCTTCCTGCGCTGGAGGCAGTTCCCGGGCTCAGTGCATTACTGCTGAAGATGAATCTTCAGGGGTATGACTACCGCCGGGATGATGAGTTTATGATGTGGGGATCGGCAGATCTCCTGTGGAAAATTACCTACGAGATGTGAGGACGATATGGCAACACCAAATCCCCTTGAGCCGGTAAAAGGTGCCGGTACCACTCTGTGGGTTTACAACGGCAAGGGTGATGCTTATG